CGTGCCAGGCGCGGTCCACCCTCGACCATGAGGGAATGGATGCCACGATCGGCACAGGCCTGAATCACGGCCGTCGGATCGACCCCTTCGCCCTCGCTTGGACAGATCACGACCTCGGCGCCGCCGGGAATCTCGCCTTCGAACGGATCAGGTGCGAAGAGCAGCCACTCGCCTCGATTGAGACCAACCGAGCCGTGCCGACCCGCCACGCAACCGGCCTGGGGCTCGGCTGCTCGCTGATTATGGCCCACGTCATGCACGGGGTCGCGTTCCGGTCGGGCGGCGAGACGGCCTGCGACTGGTCGTTTGCGAACGATTGTCTGGCCGGCGGGTACAAGATTTACAGCGACACGGCCGTGCGTTGCGGCCACAAGATGCCGGATGGCTCGATCATCTGGCCGGATAACGACGGCGGCTATGAGATAGCCGAGGGCGACACCAACAACGATTACCATTTGACCGAGGCCCTTGCGTCGGTCGAGAAAGCGAGGCAACACGATGGAGCGACGGTTTAACGCGCGGGCCGAGGTCCGCATAGACGACGGCGGCGACAAGCCGGTGATCCGCGGCGTGGGCGCGGTGTACTACGACGGCACGCCCGACACCGAGTACGAAATCTGGGAGGGCGTGCGTGAACGCATCATGCCCGGCGCGTTTGACCGCGCGCTGAAAGACGGCGACGACGTGCGGGGGCTGTTTAATCACGACCCGTCGCAGGTGCTTGGCCGAACCTCGGCCGGAACCATGAAGCTGAGTGCTGACAGCGAGGGCCTGCACTACGAAATCGAGCCCGGCGACACGACGGTGGCCCGGGACGTGCTGGAACACCTGCGCCGCGGCGATGTGAGCGGGTCCAGTTTCGCGTTCCAGGTCAGCGACGAGGAATGGCGGAAAGAGGACGGGGTTGAGATCCGCGAGATTAGCGGGTTCTCCGGCGTGTTCGACACCGGGCCCGTGACGTATCCGGCCTATGACGCGACCACCGCGGGCGTGAGGTCCGCCGGTGACGCCAACGAGGCACGGTCCAGCTATGACGCGTGGAAGCGTGAGCGGGACGCCAAGGCCACGCAGGCGTATATCGACCAGACCCGGAAGGTGTGATGCTCAAGACGCTCGCCAAATACGGCCCGCCGGTGCTGCCCCCCAAGATGGTGGGCTGGTTGTCGGAGTCGAACAAGGCGGCGATCCGCAAGTGTATGGTCGCCGGCGTGGGTGACATTATCGAGATAGGCGCGTTTGCGGGGATGTCGGCAAGGTATATCTGCGAGGTTGCCCCCGACGCCCGTCTGTTCTGCATCGACCCGTGGGACGCGGTGATGCTCGGCGACGTGCCGACGTACAACCAACACGCGACGATGCACCGCCAGATGTTCGACCAGTTCGTGGCCAACCTGTGGGACCACCGGGGGCGGGTGGTGCCGGTGCAGACCAACAGCCGGGACGGCCTGCGGACGCTGCACGGCCTGGGCATCCGGCCGTCGCTGGTGTACGTGGACGGCGGGCACGAGTACGACGACGCACTGGCGGACATCACCGAGGCTTTCGCGTACTTCCCCGACGCCGCGGTGGCGGTTGATGACTACTACACCGACGCGGAGTACACCTGGGAGGGTGTCCGCGACGCCGTGGACGAGGCCCGGCGCATGTTCCCCGCGCGTCGGTTTGAGGTTGAGCCCGGCAACAAGGGAGATATAGACCCGTATGGCACGGCAATCTTCTATCCCGCTTGATGTGGTGGTGGCCAGGTACACCGAGCCGCTGGACTGGCTTGACGACCTCAAGGCGGTCGAGCCGAGGCTGTGGATATATAACAAGGGCCAGCCGCTCGGCCAGGCGTCGTTTAAGTTGCCGAACATCGGCCGGGAGGCCCATACCTACCTGCATCACATCTGCGCGTACTGGGACAGCCTCGCCGACTGGACGGTGTTCTGTCAGGGCAACCCGTTCGACCACTGCCCCGACTTCGTGGACCAGGTATTGATGTGGGCGGTGAACCCGACCGGCGACGGGTTCGTGCCGTTTGGAAAGATGGACGAGCGCGGCCGGCCGGATGTGTTCCGTGACGATATGCGGGGCGTGCCGTGGCACGGGGGCGGCCTGGACATCGAGGCGTATGCGGAAGACTTCGGGATCGCCCTGCCCAACCCCCGGTTTGTCGAGTTCGTGCCGGGTGCCCAGTTCGCCGCCAGCCGCGAGCGTATCCGGGCCATGCCCCGGGAGTTTTACACGGCGATTATTGACGACATGACCAAGCGGCCGGGCCGTAATCAGCCTTGGATGCTGGAGCGGGTGTGGTCGTATTTGTTTGGTCAATGTCAGCTTGACAAATACCGAACAGCCGGTATAATGAGCCCAGACAACTGAAATAGGATGTTCATCGTGTCCCCGCAACGGGGTGGATGCCAACGGCTAGCCAGCACATAACATCAACGCGCAACACGTCTTAGGCAACGCCCGGACGCCGACCGCATCGCAAGTACCAATACTTGCCGGTGGTCAGCGTTCGGCTGTTTCATATCACAACCTATGCCCATGCCTGCCTCCGGCACAACACCAGGAGACAGGCAATGAGCCTTTACGAAAAAGCTAAGGCGCTCCGCGAGGACCGCCACACCGACTACAAGGCCCTGACCGAGTTGCAGGACAAGGTCAAGGCCGAGGGCCGCGGGTTCACCGGCGACGAGCAGGCCAAGTGGGACAAGATCAACGAGTCCATCGAGGCCCGCACCAAGGACATCGAGAACGTCGAGGGCCAGATCCAAGCCCAGGAAGACCGCGCCAGCCAGATCGGCCAGCTCGGCGACCAGTTCAACAAGCCCCTCGGCTACACCGCGCCCGACACCACCTCGGAGCCCGCCCCCAAGGCGACCAGAGCGCAGGCCCAGAACGCGTTTATCCGTGGCGGCGACCGCGCCCTGAGCGACGAGCTGCGTGGCCTGCTGGAAACCGGCCGGCCCGGTGACATCCCGGCCAATGGCCCGTGTATCACCCTCCGGCACATGCCGGAATCCGAGCGTCGCGCCCTGGCCTCTGGTACGGATAGCCTCGGTGGTCACACCGTGGACAGCGGCCTGGCAAACACCATCGTGGAGACGATGGTCCGGTTCGGCGGGATGTTGCAGGCCGCGGAAGTCATTGACACCGCGACCGGTGGGGATTTCACCTTCCCGACCAACAACGACACCGGCAACAGCGGCGGCCTGCTGGCCGAGAACACGCAGGACGGCGAAACCTCGCTGACCTTCGGCGCTGTGACCCTGAGCGCGTATACCTACACCTCGGACATCGTGCTGGCTTCGCTCCAGATGCTCCAGGACAGCGCGTTCAACGTCGAGGCGTTCATCGGCAAGAAGATCGGCGAACGGCTCGGCCGCGCCGTCAATGCCGCGATGACCACGGGCGACGGTTCCAGCAAGCCCAACGGCCTGATGACCGCCGCCACGGTCGGCAAGACCGCGGCCGCGACGGCTGCCCTGACGTTCAGCGAGCTGCTGGACCTCAAGCACTCGGTCGATCCCGCCTACCGCACCAACGGGACGTGGATGCTGAACGACTCGACCCTCAAGGCCATCAAGCAGTTGAGCATCGGCACGGCCGACGCCCGGCCGCTGTGGCAGCCTTCCCCGGTGGTCGGTGAGCCCGACACCATCGACGGCGACGCCTACATCATCAACCAGGACGTGGCGAGCCTGGCGACCTCGGCCAAGACCGTCGCATACGGCGACTTGACCGCCTACAAGATCCGGCGTGCCCGCGACATCACCCTGATCCGCATGGGTGAGCGTTACGCCGACTACTTGCAGGTCGGGTTCCTCGGGTTCGTCCGGGTCGATGGCGACCTGCCCGACACCACCGCCGTCAAGGTTCTGCAACAGGCTTCCGCCTAATCCCCACAACTGAATAACCCCCCACTACTCCCGGCCTAACGGCCGGGGGTGGTTTTATGAAGGTTCGCATCAAAAAGAACACGGGCGGCGTGATCGCCAACGGCGGGGCTTTCCCCGCGGGCCGCATCGTTGAGGTGGAAGACGGCATCGGGGCCCGGTGGGTGCGTGACGGCCTGGCCGAGCGGGTCCGCCCCGAGTCCGCGACGTTCACCCCGCCCGGCAACGCGTCGAAACCCAGGCCCCGAGCGCGCAAGAAGGCAGGTAAATAATGGGCATCACCGTAGAAACCGCCGCCGCGTCGGACCCCGTCACCGTTGCCGAGGCCAAGTCGCACCTGCGTGTTGATATTGACGACGACGACACGCTGATCGGCGACCTGATTACCGCGGCGACTGAGTTGGCGCAGACCATCACCAAGCGGCAGTTTGTTAATGCCACATTCAACTACACGCTGGACGGGTTCCCGGTGGAGGACTTTATCGAGCTGCCCCGGTCGCCGTTGTCGAGCGTGGTGAGCATCGAATACACCGACGCGGACGGGAACACCGAGCAGACGTTCAGCGATACCAACTACACCGCCGACACCGGGCACACCCCGGGCCGGGTGGTGCTGAATTACAACGCGTCGTGGCCGAGCTACCGCCAGGACTACAACAGCGTGGAGGTCCAGTTCGTCGCCGGTTACGGGGCGGACTCGACGGCGATCCCCGAGGCGGTGCGGTCGGCGATCAAGCTGATGGTCGGCCACTGGTACGAGAACCGCGAGGCCGTGTCCCCCGAATCGGCATCCAGGGTCTGCAGGATGCG